TAAGAGGTTTTGCAATTCCCTTAACAAGAGCCTCAGAGACAGCAATAGAATCGGATGGTGTTTCAAAATATTCTTCAGCCATTTTATGCTCCTTCTGTTAAATCAGTTTCAATGTCTTCAGCAAGTGTTATTGCATCAGTCAATTCCAAAACTGGTATCGCTTTAACTATATCATACGCTGGCTGGATATTCACATTCCCAATACCGTCTAGTTTTCCAACTAGAGCGGTATTTGGAGGTAAAATCCAGTAAGCTCCGATCATGTTTAAATTCCACATCGAGCCATACTGAGGCATCGAGTTTTTGTATTTTTCCGTTCCGCTTGAACCCTCTAAAAATGAAACAACACGCTGGTCTGCACCAACGTTGTTAACCATCATTAGTTTTATTCTGAGACACCTGCCAGCCCCGGGAGTCGCTATGACTTCTGTTTCACCACTTGCAGTAATATTCTTGCTCGCAGGATGAAAGGCACTATCTTCGTTAACAACAGCGACAGCAACCTCATCGTATCGAGGGGCTCTAAACTTAGCAAATTCTCTGGCTCTCAAACCCAAGGGCTTAAGAGTTCTAGTATCTGTTTTAGGTCTAGCCATAATTCCTTTTCACCTCCTTAATTTTTTGTATTTTACGTGTCCGCTAGTCAGAGGCGACAGCATGACAACTTTAATATTATTCTGTATATGCTCCAGCTTTCTTAGGCAATTCTTCGCTCAGATAAGCAATCACTTTGTCTGTTGAAGCATCAGCTTCAGTCGTTGGATCATAAACACATTTCTCAACTTCATCTGCATCTCTGGTTAAAACTGCTCCACCTGTGTCAGCGGCATTTCCGCTATCTTCAGAAATAACACCTGTCGAGATAGGAATACTTTGTAAACCTAACTTGTCCAACCAACCTACCCAAACGCTTTCAGCGGCGGCTTTTACTGGCAACTGAATGCTAGTAATTGTCCTAAATGCCTTAACTCCATCTACGGCATTTGTTCCATTCAAGGCAATCGTATCGGTGATTGTTTCTCCTCGAATGTTCGTTCCAGTAATTACTACATTACCAGTTGCCGCTCCATCTGAGTCTATCTGTAAAAGTCTAGGAAAGTCCGGATTGGTAATCCCAGTGGTAATTGTTTGAACCGCATCTGTTAAAAGCGTCGAGGCCAAAATACCATCTGTGCTGGGAGCATCCGGATCAGTCCATTTCTGAACCACCAGATAAAACATCGACAAAAGCTTATGCACCACAACGGTAGCATATTTATTTTTGATAATCATTGTTGCTTTTCACCTCCTTTCAAAGGGTCAACACCTTTTTCGGATTGGAATATTTAATTCGGATTGGTTACCGACCTCCACCCCGTTATCAAAAGGTTTTATTAACTTACAACAGTGGTATATAAATAACCACAGGCAGTTGCTACGACTTTTTCATCTCGGATTTCTCCAGATTCAATGAAGTCACCATCCCTACCTTCTACTCTCCATTTCTTGGTTCTGAAACCTCTACTTTGGAACTGATAACCATAAGATACTTTTTTAATTCCGGGAGAAGCCTCTGCGTAAATCAGAGCTACACTTTTACCCCAGACATATGCTAATGATTCTGCCGCTCCGTCCTCAGAGCTATCATAGATGGCTTTACCGATTATATATTTATCAACCTCGAAAACTCGAGCTAAAATATCTTCGGTAATAACTCCTCTCTGAGTATATTTGATACGTTCCAGAATGTCAGGATGGTCGAGTAATTTATCGTGAACTTGTTTTCCAACTACCATTACGTTCGGATTTTGGCTCGAAGCCAAATGAACGGTTGATCGAGCTGTCCTCACGTCTCCAATAGGATCACTACCAGCGTAGTCGTCCCATTGGTTAGCTCCGGATAAAGCTTGAGTTGAGCCGTGGTTACCGCCTGTAAAGACGATATCTGCAACTCTTTTCTCTCTCAATAGTTGAATTAACTTAGTCAAATTTTCAGTCGTGTCTACGTCCATGTTTAATGGTTTATCAGCATTATCTCTGACTCTGTCTGGAATAAGATCTTTAAGAGCATATTCCTCGCAAGAATAAGTATCTGTTGTTAAATTCCATTCCACCTCAGCGGCTTCAGCACCAGCGGCTCTTTTAGCGTTTGGTAGCATCCAGTTGCGTGTGTATTTGTAGTATGTATCTGCTTCCTTTTTAACAGGAACAACAGGCATTACTAAATCGGCGATCATATCATCATTGTGATACATTACCGACACTCCGCTTAAAATTGCACTTGTGTGGACATCTCCTTTAGTAGGAGAAGTAAATTTCAATGCTTTAATTTTTGCCAATTCGGATAATTGCATTTCTGTGAATTTCATTTATTATTCACCTCCTTTCAGTTAAATTCCTCAATTACTTTTAATTAGACTCATTTGCCTGTGAAACGCCTCCCGGGGTAATTAAAATCTCAATTACACCTCCGTCACCAGAAACGTTCGCAGTCAGAGCTATACCGATAACAGACTTCTGGTCTGCGTCAGCAGGCGTTCCCTTACCACTGCTAGACATAATCTTTTCACCAACATCACAGTTTGCGGCCATGACAAGGCGAGATGTCCCAGCGGTAGCAACAGAAGCCTCTGCACCCTCAACTGGCTTGTTTTGCAACACACCAAGAACGTGGGTTCCCTCAGCCGCAGGCGTGCCCGCAACCTTGACCTCTCTAGGATCAGCGTCTATCTGAACAGCATAATACTGGCTAGACGATAGGTCTGCACCAGCCACCATACTCAAAACGTTCATCGGGTTGGATTGAACTCTTGTTCCCATTTTTATTCACCTCCATTCAAAAATTAACTAATTAATAATTCAGAATTATTTGTCTTCGTCTTTAAATAATTCTGGTTTCTCGCTCTGAAGCCTTTTAATTGCTTCTCCGTAGGTCAAGCCACTTTCTTTCTCCATTAACTTTTTAGCTTCGGCTTGAACTTTGCCAGCATCATCTTTTCCTTCATCACCTGAACCTTCTTCCCTAAATAGTTTCGCTGAAACTTTTGGAAGCTCGGCCATTAAATCAGTAAAGAGTTTGGCGACTTTTGGAGTAGCGGCCATCAATAGCTCGACTGCTTTATCTTTATTCTTAGGCAGAAGAACACCATTGGGATTGCTTTCAGAGAATACAAGACCGTTCACGTCCGCAGTAACTTCTTTAAATCTAAGCTTTTTCTCAATTACGCCCATCTTAGATTTCATTTCGTTCATCTGTTTCGTATGATCGGCTTCGGAGATAAATCTTTCACTCAACTTTTTGTTTTTCTTTTTCTTTTTAGCTTCTAATTCTGCTTTCTTTTTAGCTTCTGCGTCCTCTGCCGCTTTTTTTGCATCCTCAGCCTCCTTAGCAACCTCTGCTTTGACCTCAGCAAATAACTTTTTCTCATCATCTGATGCTTTTTCACTTAGTTCAAAGTCAGCGTTTTCAGCTAATTTTGCTTTAAGTTCCTCTTTGGTTAACATTTTCTTCTCACCTCCTTTCTTGTTAAATTCGCTAGTAAAACCAGCGTATAAATTTTCGCTAAAAGCCACTGGTGCAAGGCTTTTGAAGTATGGTCGGTTTGTCAAAGCACCACCGAGTAATACATTTTCAAAGGTTTCGTGCGTTTCCAAATCCTCATAGTCAAAGTCAAACTCCGGGCTGAAATACTTAAAAACCCCATCTTTAATTAAATTCTGTCCAAGCTTCGTCCATTCAATCGTAGCTTTCAGTTTTGCCTTGCCGTCCTCAAAAACTTTTCTCAAAGTTTTATACCAACCAGCGGCACCCTTTTCAGGCATATGCTCTTGATCGACTGCAATATCGACCATTCGAACATTATCATCAAAAGATCTAATAAACTTATCAATATCCTCTTCTGTAATCGTAATCATTCCATACGATGGATGCTTCCACTCTCCAGCCGCAAGCACTTCAATTTCCGTCTTGGCTTCCTTAAAAGCCTTTCTTGGAATTTCTACTAATGGAATAAGATTTTTAAGAAACAGTTCCGAAGCTTTTTTGGTTTTTACCTCACCTGAATGAGATTTACCAGCCTTATCATAACAAACATGAAGATATTTGTTTGGTTTACCTTTGACAGCAATAGTTCTTACCCTACCGCCATCGCTAACACACTTATCAAAACCTGCTGGCATTTTATTCTCCTTTCTCCATATTAGTAATTTAATTATTTAAAGTCAAGTTATTCTACGCTAATTTCCATCGCTTTCATTATGTGCTTTTGGTTTTCTTCCATCCTAATTGTTCGATTATTCAACTCCTGTAATAAAACATCCGTTGACTCGTATTCCTTCCTAAGTTGAGTTCCTTTGTCATACATTGCTTTAACTTCCATTTTAAGAGTGGTAAAACAAATAACCCCTGATACTACCAAAGTAATTATAGCAAGCCAAAATTTAATCTCTGGTTTAGTAATTAAAAATGAGTTATTTTTTGGCATTTTTCCTCTTCTTTGAATGTAAATACTTCGCAAATTCATCAATCTCATCGTCAGGTTTTTTTCCTTTATCTTTTTCGCTCATAATTTTGCCTGCCTTTTCTGGTGGAACTAAAATTTCATCTTCCATAAAATTTCCTTCAAATCCTAGCATATCTCCTGGTCTTATTTTTATAGAAACAACTTTTCCAAAACTCTTAGCTATACTTTTATCAGGTGTAAAACTAACAAAAGCAACATCGCCAACTTTTTTACCAGTAGTGCCTCTATAAACCTCCATAGGTGTTTCAAGCCATTTATCATAAGTTAAACCACAATTTTCAGTATGCCTATACCATTCAAAAAGTGAATAGTCATAAAAACCACCTTCGTCCATCGCCTCTAATACTCTATCTTTACCACTGTTTTTTGCTTCTCTAAACCATTCTCCAGCACTATTGTTCCAATCCTCATAAGCACCTATTTCTCCTTCGTTCCCAAATTGTTTTATAATATCATCGTCATAAGTAATATCCTGCGTAATTCGTCTATCGCCTTCCTTTTTGCCAGTATATGCCTCACCTTTTTCACTTATTACAATTTGCTCATCATCTTTTAAAAATGGCTCTTTTTTTTCACCACTATCACTTTTTTTTTTACTTTTCCAACCACCTACGGGCTTCCCAGTGCTAGGACTTATAGGAACCCTTTTACCACCTATCGTCCTCCAAATCACATCATCAGGTAAATTACCAAACTCCTTAAAAACACCAATCCCATAGGGCATTTTCCTTTTACCCGATCCCGGGAGTGGATATTCCAAGTCTTTAAACTGCCACGCTGGCATTACTGATTGAGGTCTTAATTGGTCTGGAATACCTGTGAATGGCGGTGGACTGACTTCTTCTTTCATGATAGCCACCCAAATACACCGACAACTGAAATGAACCGCTCCGGGTTTATAAGCTGAAAAAGCTTTATCCTCAACTCCTATTACCCTTCCGTCCATACTTTGACAATAATTGCAAGTTGCACCGTCTAGGATTGCCGACCACTGGTAACCATAGAGATCGTCCTTAAAACTTTCAAAGGTATATTTTCGGCCATTGTTAATCTCTTCAGAAGTTACTAATGAAGCGGTTGCTTGAGCATTTCTAGTGTTGTATTTCTCGAACCCAGCAGTGATTTTAGAAACAGCCTCAGTATCGCTTATGTTCGGATCCATCATGCAAACTGCCGCTATTCCCTTTATATCTTCCATCATCATAGCCTCATGCCTGTTAGCCAAGAAAAACGCTCTTTCAGCTATGGTTTTATTAATCTCAGAAGTCGTCATCGGTGCTGGTTTCTTAATCTCATAGCTGGCTTTCAACTTGCCATATTCGAACATCTTTTTAATTTGCTCTTTAAATACCTGTGAATATTTTCCTTTTAACTGCCATGAAATTTGTTGCAAGGCCACAAAATCCTTTTTAATAATAGCCTCTCTAAATATTGGTAGTAACCTAGCTTGTTCCATTTTCAGAACGTTTAGCATCTTCCTAAGCGTTTCATTTTGGGCTTGATCCATAAAATCTCTAATTTCATCAAACTTGACTCTGCTTTCTGCTTTAGTCAAAGCTCGGTGATACTTCTCAGAATGCTTTTGACTATCTGGAGTTTTTTTCTTATCATCATCTTTTCCTGCATCGTCCGGCTCTTTTTCTTTAGGTTGTCCTCTTTGTTGCCTGTCATCTCCTTCTACTGATTTCTCCTTCTCAGGCAGTTTCAAAACAGTTCTCAGATAGTCCTCAAGCTTATCATCTGCCATGATCGCACCGGAGAACATCAGCGATTGAAGTGCCTCAGCCAACTCCTTAATATCTTTAGTGCCTAAATCAGAATGGGTAAGTTTAGGGTATTCGTCAGGAGCAACCGTATAATTGAAGTCAACCAGTTTCTTTATTTCCTCATTGACCACTTCCTCAACCTTTTTAGCAGAAGCGTCAAGAGCCTGTAAGAACATTGAAGATTGCTCTTTTGCCAACGCATAACTACCAGTGCTACCACCAGCCCCACCTCCAAGGTCAATAAACTGAGCCAGAACAGACTTTAAAATCTCTCTGGTATGATGCTCTAACATTTCCTTCGGGTCTTTAAGAGTAGCCGCTTTCTGATCAGCAAATTCAAACTCCCAGCCAATCTTCTTGATAATATAAGCTTTTTCGTGTCCCCTAACATTTTCTGCCATCTTTTCAGCATCGTCATAATCATCGTCTGAAAAGCCATCTGGAAGAGTAACCACAGGAATTCCAATTCCGTTCCTCTCTGTTGCCACCGCATCAATCTTGTAATATTTATCCCTGAAAAACCAATGCTTGTAGACTTGCCTCAAAATTGAAGTTCCG